AGCGAAGGCCAGAATCCAGCCGCTCTCAGCAACCGAGATCCTGGCCCACGCCGAGCTAGAGAGCCGCGTGAGCCACGCCATGTATGTCAGCGGCACACCGGACATCCGCCCAGGGGACCGCCTAAGCGGCTCCTATGACCGCAAGACGCTCTATGTGATCGGGGTATTTGATCCAGACCAGGCCGGAATCTTCCTCAAGGTGATGCTCGAGGGGAGGGATCGGTAATGGCTGGTCTTGTCCTCAAGGACAACAGCAGGAGGTATCTGGCCGTTGCCAACAACGAGCTCGAGAAGGCCATCGCGCGCGTGACGATCAAAGTCCAGCGTGAGGCTTTGCGTCTGGTGAGTCAGCACAAGAGCCCACCACCGTCACCAGCTACCGGCGACTCACCGCCACACCTTGATACTGGCACACTGGCGAGATCGATTCAATCTGAAACGTGGCGGGATCGGATGACGGGCGATTTCTTCGGGCGTGTCGGCACCAACATCGAATACGGCGGAAAGCTCGAGGAGGGTACTTCGAGGATGGCACCTCGGCCCTGGCTTCGGCCCGCTCTGACATCTCAGGAGAAGACTCTCAAGATCGAAGTCGGCCGGGCTCTACGCAAGGCCGCGAGGCGTAGACGATGACGACTCAGGTCGATATGACGAATGTGATCGACGGGCTCTTCAGCCAGCTCACCGGCAACTCCAATTTCAACACCGCGATCGGCGGCTCAGTCTCGAGTGCCGGCCGTGTTCGATACGGCCAGGTCGACGATCGTGATCTCGCCATGCCGTTTGCCGTGATCAATCTGATATCGGTTACCGATTTCGACTCGTTCACCAACGACGGCTACAACGCGATGATCCAGTTGTCGGTGTATTCCGATGCCGAATCGTCATCAGCGCGTGAGAACAACGTGCTCGCAGACAAGGCGCGTGAGCGTGTGCATCGACAGTCGATCACTGTCTCAAACCATGAATCGATGACGTCTGAAGTTTCACAGACTCGAGGGCCGCTGCGCGAGGACAACGCCTGGCGGACAGACTTTGACCTTATTCTCCGTGGAAGGAGATCATAGATGCCTGTTATCAGCGGCAAGGACGGCACGGTTACATTCGCAAGCGGCTATGTCAAGCAAGCGCAGGGCTGGACGGTGGACGTCGGCATCGAGGATGTGATGACGACCAAGCTAGGTGCGACATGGAAAACGCGCACGTTCGGTGTGAAGGAATGGTCCGGCACCTACAGCGTTCAGATCCTCGACAACTCGAGCTTCGGCTCAACCGGCACGACGAGCGATGACTTCATCGCTGTTGGTGGCGGCATCGTGCCGGCGGTGGCAATCTTCACGCTTGCATCGACGGACACATTGACCGGGCTGATTATGATCACTGGCGTCACGATCAACACCGCAGTTGACGGCGGCGCGGCCACGGCTGAGTTCACCTTTGTCGGCTCCGGTCCAGTCGTTATCAAGAGTACCTGAACATGAACAACATCGAGCCACAGCCTGAATCGCGCACGCTTGCCGATGGTAATGAGTACACATTTTCACCGATGATGGTGGATGATTGGTGCGCGTTTGCCGCCTGGGTCAACAAGCAGACCGAGAACAAGGTCACGCGAATCGTGCCCAATGACGAGATGATGCAAGCCCTCGAGTCAATGCAGGCTATGGCCTGGGTTGCTCATCGGTCCGTGTCCAGGCTCCACACGGTCAGTGCGGAGGATTTCCGGAAGATCCTGAGCATGGGTGACATGATGTGGGTCGTTCGGACAATGACGCATGTGCCGGTGAGTGATGAAGAGGTCGGCTCGGACCCTCTCCCCGCACAACTCGGTCTGTCGACTGGCTAGAGGTGATCATGGTGGTGGCGATGATTACCAACACGCCGGAGCCAGTTATACGATCGAGCTACACGCTCGCAATGCTCGCTGATCGTATATCGAGGATCGATAAGATGATGCCGTTCTTCGGTCTATCGCCAGGCGGTAATCAGCGCGAAGCAATCATAGACTCGGCAAAGAATCCCAAGGCTGCAATTGCTGCTCTTCGATCGGTGGGTGTTTCCTGATGCCTGCAATCGCTCAAGCCTTTGTCGATGTTCGAGCGCGTAATACAAAGCTGCGCACTGATCTCAAGAAGTCGGTCGGACTAACACGACGCGCTGCCGCTGGAATGAAGACGGCCCTGGCTGGCGTGGGTGTTACTCTCGGGGTGGTCGGAATCGTGTCGGCCATCAAGAGCATCATAAAATCCGCAGCCGTACAGCAAGATGCACTCATCAGGCTGAGAGCAGCACTTGCAGCCAGCGGCCAAGAAGTCGAGAAGAATACAGAACTACTGCGCCAACAGGCCGCGATGATCCAACAAGTCACCGTATTCGGTGACGAGCAGACAGAGATGTTGATGGCTCAAGCTATCGGCCTCGGTGCCACAGCCGATGCGGCTGATGATGTAGTCAAGGCTGCAATCGGTCTGGCTACAGCTCTCGGCGAAGAGGTCAATTCGTCAATGCTTCGCTATATCGTGCTCGCACAGCAGGGCGAGTTCACGATGTTGCAGCGGTATATTCCCGCCCTGCGCAGCGTGACAACTGCTTCAGAGAAGCTGGCTATTGTCAACGAGTTCGTGGTTCGAGGATTCAAGCAACAGCAACTCGGGGCGACATCTCAAATCAGCTTATGGAAGCGGATCGGCAACGAGATCGGTGATATTGCTGAACAGATTGGCTCGATCTTCGGGGCTCTTGGCGGCGGTAACGTAATGCAGGTCTTGTTGAGGACGTTGCAAGTTGCCAACTTCACGATCGAAAAGATCAAAGAAGATATCGATTCCATATTCAGTAAGTTGACACCGTTCATTTCTGCGCTGAATACGATCCTCGTAAAGACGCTGTTCACGATTGACAAGTTGAGAAAGACCGATCTCGGAAGAACAGCATCCGAACTCCGAATCTTCGCACAAATCATCAATGGAGTCTTCGGCGCTGGACCGAGTGATCCGGCCCTCGAAGGTACGGGCGGTGGAGCCCTGGGTACTGGTGCTGGCGGTAAAGCCTTCGGTCTGAAGCAGATCGAACGGATGCCAAGCGTGAACCTCAACTTCAATCCGTCGACCGCCGGCATCTCTGGTGGCCGGAATCCCACCAAGCAGATCATCAACTTGCTTGGCGAACTGCTCAGGAAGATAGAGGGAACAATTAAAACCTCGGTGGTGCTTGACTGATGGCAACGACTCTTCATCTCGATCTATACGAGGACGCTATATACAAGGAGGTCGATGGCGTACCATCAGAGGCCGTGCGCATTGCGATTGTCTCTGACATAACAGCAAGCAGCACAACCGACGCGGTGATTCCGCAGGACGCACTCGACTTTCTTGATGAGCAGACTGACGCTTCTCTGATTCCTGGCGGTTCGCATCCTTCCAATGCCGATCTCATTCTCAGAGAACGATGGCCGCGTCCCATTGGTAACAGTCAATGCCGGATTGCGCTGGTCTATCGACTCTTCATTCCGCTGAAGCCACCACCAGGCAATCCATCTGTGCAGTCTGGCGGCGTGGCTCTCGAGCAAGTTGAGTCATGGGTCGATCGCGGCGGCAATGTGGTCAAGGTGTTTGGTCCGATAGACGAGTTCGAGCAGCGTCAGAGCCAAGACGCAACATTCACGGTGTTGCATCCTCGGGCCGAGCTGCATTTCGAGAAGGCTCTGCAATCCCATTACCCTGGATTGATCACGATCCAGATGGCCGGCGTGACCAACTCAGCGACTTGGAACAATGCCGAGCCTGGCCGTTGGCTATGCACCGAGGCCATGTTCGAGACTCTCAATGCCTTCACACCGATACCGTGGTGGCGGTTCTCTTTCTCTTTCCGCCATCAAGAGAATGGCTGGAATCCGATCGTTGCTTACATGGATAACAAAACGGACAGACCGGCCTCTGGTCGGCCGCTTCCTGATCCGACTGTTGAGTGGTATCCGCAGCAAGATTTCAACGTGCTGGATCTCGTCTGATGCCTGGCATCGATCGTCTACATTCTGGGGTAAAGTTCAACCGAAGATTGCTGCGCCAAGTATTGCTCGAGGAACGGGCAACACTTCACGGCTCGGGCGGCATCACCGTCAAGACCACCGGCAACCGTCATGTTCTGGGCGGGCCGCAAGCAGCGAGACAAATGATCCAGGTCCATTGTCGCATCACCGAGTCGGAAGAAGACGGGCCGAATCGGTGGCGTTACAAGTATGAAGAAGTCCACAAGTCCAAGCCGTCATTTGCCGGATGGGCGACGTTCGGCGGATTCATCGGACGCGGATATAACATCCTCGAGGACGGCAATTCCGATTCTGGTATCCAGGGCAACGGCATCGATGTCGATACATTGCCGGATGGGTTCACTATTCGACCAGTGCCAACAGGCGTTATTGTCCTGATGTCGCTGGTCACGGTTGCCGAGAATGATGCGCCCGAGGGCCAGTTCCAATACAGCAACGCAGTAGATGGGGAGTGCCCATAGATGGCGATCACATATGACGGGGGCACTGGCCTCTTTGACATT